TGCAAATTTTAGGGATGGAAATCCGATTTAATCTTGGAGGACAGGTATAATGCCAAATGGAGCAATGGGGCAAGAGCCGACAACACAAGCAGCTTCACAGCCTAATACACAAAGGATGCAGAGGCGTTTGCAATTCTTACAGAGAAATCGACCAAACGATCCTGCTATAAGACGGTTGCAAGCCAGGTTAAAAACCATGCCTGATTATCAAGCCCCTGGCTTTCAGGATATGTCACCTGAAGAACAGGCAAGACAAATGACAGGAACTAGCGGTTCTGTTTATGAGCAAATGGCTGGTTACGCTAAACAGTTTGATCCTAGTACAATGCAGAGTCAATACGATCCTATTTACTCTCAGGAAATGGAGAGAGCTAGGCAAAATGTTATGGGGCAGTTTGAAAGGCAAATGGCTCCTGAGTTTCAGAGACAGCAAGAGCAGTTTCAACAGATGGCAGCAGAGAGAGGACTAGATCCTAATTCAGTAGCCTACAAGACACAGCTACAGCAACTAAATGAAAGGCAAGATGCTGCAAGGCAGCAAGCCATGAGCAGTGCTGAGACAGCCGCACAGGGCGTACAACAATCAATGTTTAGCCAAGCTGGTCAGATGGCAATGATGCCTGGTCAGATTGCAAGTCAATTCCAAGACCCTTACAAGCTAAACTTTGCTCAGATGTTAGAGCAACAAAAGATGGCGTTTGAGGCAAGGCAAGCAGAGTTAGAGCGACAGAATCGGTTGCAGATTGCAAGAACACAGGGAGGAAGCCAAGGCCCAACACCGTATGATAAGTACATGGAACAAATGATTATAAATGGCTACGACAATTCACCGCAGCCTAATCCGTTTGCTGGTGGTGTTTCAGGCTTTGTAAGTGGCTTTGGCAATACTTATTTCGGAGGATCCAAGTAATGGCAGATGAAGGTTTGTTAGGCGTACCTATGAGTTTTGGTATAGGCGATACCTTACTAGGATCGCTTGGAGCTGGCTTAGCTAAAGCTACACCTCAAATGATTAGCCCTTATGCTTCTACAGGTACAGCTATTGGGTTAGGACTAGGCAGTGTGTTGCTACAGTCATTGCTAGGCTATCAAGCTAGACAGCAAGCAGCCGACAGAACCATTGAGCTTAACAAGCTATCTACTCCGTTGCTAGGTATGCAGACAGCACAGGAGAGATCCGATTACATATCGGGGCTAGGCGACGTAGATACTCAGGTGCTTGGTAGATTGAGCAGTTTATCAGGAGCGTTAGGCACTCGTGCAATTGAACAACAACAAGCATTGGATTTAGCCAAACGGAAGGCAGAGCTTGGCTATGAAATGGAGCTAAGTCCAATGGCTCAAGAGCTTCAAGCACAAAAGCAACAACGAGAGTTGGAATTGATAAAAGCACGAAACGCTGCGTTTGCATTGAGATCTGGTACGCCTTTAGAGGTTACACCGCTTACAAAAGAAGAGATTGAGCTACAAAAAAGCAAAGAAGCGTGGGCAAACGTACCTGCCGAGCAACGAAAAAAAATGACTGGTGCAAAAGGACAGGCACAACTTCTACGCAATTTAGCGCAAAAATTTAGAGCTTTAGATATGTATGCGCCTGCTTTGCAAACAAATATGCAGATACCAGATTCAGAAGCTAATTTAGCGTTAAGTCAAATGAAAACGCTTGTTCCTAGCACCGTAAAAACTTTGGGAGAATCTGGAAACTTATCAGAAGGCGATCAAAAGCGTATTTTAGAGGCTACTTTAGGAAGTTGGACATCAGGATCTCAAAGTGTTGCAAACAGACTTACACAACTTGCAGATATGATTGACATGATGATTGGTACGCAAGCCGAGCAGTATATTGCAGCAGGTGAAGAAGGACTTAGGGCGTTGATACCCTCTAAAGAAAAGCTCAAGCCAAAAGATGCAGACACACAAAAGTATTTGAAAATATATAACAATCCTCCTAGCGAAAAACATAGAGAATTAGCAAAGCAAATACTGATCAAAAGAGGAGTTTTGTAAGATGGATGAAAACGATCTCCTGTTAAAAGAAATGCAAGATGCTTTGCTTTTAGAGGAAATGAAAGCTGAGCTTGGGCAGTCGCAGAATCAAACTGATGTTGCACAACAACAAGCACAACTAGATCCTTATACTCGCAAAGACCCTGCATATAGTCTTTTAGCAGGTGGTATTAGAGGTGTAGGAGAGTTACTTGATGCGCCAGTCACTTTAACAAAAGCGATTGGATTAGCAGATGAGGAAACATTTCCTGGCTTTTATTCGGCAGCAGCAAAGCGACTTAATAGAGCATTATTAGGAGAGCAATTAGATCCTCGATTTGAAGAGATTGGTTCTTACCTTACACCAGTAGGCTCGGAAAAACTTGGGCTGCAATTGCTTAGCGGTTTAGGGGCTTATGGAGGTACAAAAGCTGTTGAAGGCTCTGACAGTGCTGCCTTACAAATTCTTGCGCCGTTGTTAGGAGCCTTTGCCCCAAGTATCCTATTAAAAAGTGGTTCCGTGGCTGCGTCAAAACTTCCAGTGCTTTCTAAGGAGAAACGAGCGACACAAGAAATACTAGCGCAAATGACTCCAGAGGAAATTGCTAAATTGGCAGAAGCACAAGCAGCAGAAACTATCGCTGAAACAGTGCCAGTCCCTAAAACTCTAGCTGAAGTCGTGCAGAGTCCAGAAGTCGCCGCCTATCAAGATATTATACAGGGAAGGCCAGGCGTAACCGATATATCTACAGCTTTGACAGAGCGTAGAGGTGCTTTAGAGCAAAGACTTACAGACATTGCGCCAGTACCAAAGGAAGGCGTGTTAGCTCAAGAAATGGAGGCTGCTGTAGCTGCTGAGAAAGCGCAAAAAGCTGCCATAGAAGGAAAGCTGTTAGACGACATAGATGAGATTGCAATTGATGATCCCTTAGCTGCTGGTACAGAAATACAAGAAAGTTTGTTAAAGCGTAGAGCAGAAGCTAAAGCTGCTGTAGATAAAAAATGGGAAGCTGTACCTGAGCAATTAGAATTAGATGTTACTAATGAAATTGATGACATCTTTAATTGGTATGACTCACTTGATGACGTTGAAAAGAAATATGCGCCTGGCATTACTGAAATTGTTGGTTTGTTAAAAAGAACTGCCGACGATCTTGAGTTTCCTGAATATCGCATGACATATAAGCGATTTCAGGGAATAAGAGCTGGTTTGAATCAAGTTATCGTAAAAGGAGAAGGTACTAACGAAGCTCGGTTGGCTAAAGAGCTTAAAACAAAAATGGATGAAATGCTTGGAAGGTTAGACCCAAGAGAAGAAGCTCTTAAAGATGTAGGGTATTCTCCAAAAGATGTGGAAGCACTTTATGAAGCGATAGATGCTTATCGAGACTACGGACAAACTTACAAGAAGGGTGTAGTTGGTGAGGTTACAAAAAAACGATTAGGCGATCTAAAAGTTAAAGCAAGTACGGTTGTTAATCGTATGTTCAAATATCCTGAAAACGTCATAGAGATTGTTGGTAAGTTTGGGCGTAAAGCTGATGAAATGGTTGTGCTAAGGCAGCAATTGCTAAAGCGGTTGAATGAGCAAGCACCTGGCAAAGTAGAGGCTTTTGTTAAAAAACAACCTGATGTATTCCGAGAAGTATTTGATGCTGATTATGGCACTGTACTTGATTATGCTAAGAAGCGAGATCAGAAAATAACACTAAGTCAATTTGACAGAGAAAAACTAGCAGATAGCAGTGTTAGTAATGCAATGCTAAGAACACCCCAAGCTGCTCGTGAATTTGCAGAAACTTTTGCTGGCACTGAAATACTTTCGCTTGGCAGAGGCAAGTTAATGGAGAAATTGCAAAAAAGGGGATCGGTAGCAGCTAACGTAGAAAAATATGATGCGGTTGGAAAAGAATTGTTTGGTGATGATTGGCCTCTTGTTCGAGAGACTGCACTTGCCTTAGACAAAACTAAAGGTGTTGATGCGCTTAAAGGGCAAAAGATAAAAGGGGCAAAAACTGAGCCAGCAGGAGCGCAGTATAAACGCATCCAACAATCAAGAACACGCTATCGAATTGCCGATAGAGCTGGAACCTTGGGGGCTTTATTTGGAATGGTTGCCAATCCACAAGATGCGTTTAGGAAACGTATGGTCAAAGCGTTTTTTGGAAGACAGATTGGAGAAATGGCTCAAGCGCAAGCAAGCAAGTTTGAGCAACGGTTTGAACAAGCAATTGGGCGTTTACTTGCTGATCCTAGACTTATTAGAATAGCAAAAGAACCTGCGACACCTGAGAGTGTAGCTAAACTGGAAAAAGCGTTAATAGCGTTAATGGCAGCTAAACCAGTGGCATTAGGCGCAGAAAGTTATTTAGAAGCTAAAGAAAAGAGGGAATAAGTTATGGGATGGTCAGGTGGAACCTATACTAAAGGGAACAATGCAACGGGTGGATGGGCTGGTGATGCTAGCTTAGGTATTGGCATCGAGGCAGGTCGTCACGATACTCAGGACGACGACTTCACCGCTGGTATCAATAACTGTCTTACTAAAGATGGGCAGAACACGCCTACTCAAAACCTTCCTATGGGTGGGTACAAGCATACTGGTGTGGCTGATGCGACAGCAGGGAATCAGTATGTTTCATACCGTCAATTGCTCGATGTTTCTAAAGCTGTAACTTCAACTGGAACAGAGCCAGCTTATGAAGTTACTCTTACACCAACGCCAAGTGCATATTTTACCGGCATGACATTTGATTTTTTGTGCCATGCTTTGATGAGTTCGGATAGCGGTGGCACGTTAAATGTCAACTCGCTCGGTGCGAAAGATATTTATATTGAGTATAGTTCAAGTGGTGGTACAACACGACGACGGCCAGCAAAGGGCGAGTTATGCACAGGTCAAGCCTATAGAGTAACGTATAATGGTACTGAGTTTATTTTGCATAACCCGACGTTTTCATCTACACAAATAAATTTAACACCAACATGGGGTTCCGCATCGGGAACAATTTCGCTCGTTACTAACAATGACACAAACTATAGATATATCTCGGCTTCAACGATTAAGTTTACGAGCTATTGTACTTTGAGTTTAACCGGAGCTTCCTCTCAATACATAGCAATACAATTACCATTCACCGCTGACGATGAAGAGGATCAAACTATTTGTCCAGCAATGTTGAGAAATATAGGAGGCTCAAGTCTAGTCGGTATGATTGGTATTTTTGGAGCCGGGGGAACGGAATTAAGAATCTTTAACACAGATTACAGTCTTATTCCAACCGATACCAATTTTTTAGCCAACATAGATGTAATTTACAACATTGGCAGTTAAATGAAATATCTTCGCTTAGTGAGAGTCACGGAACATAACGGAGCAACTCTAGGTGTGCTGACAATAGACGGCATGGCTGAGATGCTTACGTTAGAGGATCCGTGGCATCTCAACGAGCGAAACATTAGCTGTATTCCAGAGGGGCGGTACAAGATAAAGCCCAACAACAGCCCAAAGTTTGGTAAGACTTACATACTTGAGGATGTTCCAGAGAGAAGTTACATTCTTATTCATAGCGGAAACACACCTAAAGATACGCATGGTTGTATATTAGTCGGCTTGCAGTTTGGTGAGCTTGATGACATGCCAGCGGTATTAGCTAGTAGAAGTGCCTTTGGTAAATTTATGGAGCTAATGAACGGTGATGAAGGTGAGATTGTCATTATAAACGCCTACGGTGGTGGGAGGGTACATTGACTGAGGGCGATTTTACACAAGTTAAGTATTGGTTTGACCTGGCTATTAAAGCAATTATTGGTGTTGTCGTGAGTCTTATTGGGCTAGACTACAGAGCAGTTAAAACGGATTTAGTTGAGTTAGAAACTGCAAGGTATCACACAACTACTGAGGTTGAGATTCTTAAAAACGAATTAAGCCATATAAAGCGCAGCCTGGATAAGATAGATGATAAATTGGGTAAAGTCATTACTCGTTAGTTTGTTATTTGCTTCTTCTGCTTTTGCTACCCCTAGTTACTTAGCCCTGTGTCACAAGAAATGGAATTGTGCAGAAACATTATCTACTTTTGGCGACACTATAAAAACAGGATGGCTAGACAATACATTTGGTACTAGATGTAGCTGCGTTACAAAGCTACTAGACGACCCTAGAGACAAGATACTTAGGGTACACATAATGAACAGTCCTTGCATGAGAAATAGCCGTTGTGGGCGATATGAGCTGTTACACGGCGAGACAGCTAGAAGTGCTAGTAAAAAGATAAACCGTGGCAATAGAAAGTTTTTGAATCGGTACAAAAGAAGGGTAAGGATATTAGGTAAGCGCATTGCCAAAGCGAAGGGCAATGTAAAGTTATACGTCAGTCCTTGTCTTGAGTGTGATATTCGTGGGAAAGCTAGAAAGCGTTTGTTGGCTATTACTGCTTCTCTGTTACCTGATGCTATTCTGGTGGACAACCCCTATCGGCAGCGTTGTATTAAAGGGGTAGTTTGTGAGAAACACGGAATAAAGCCAAAGTTATCAGCACCTTGCATCGTTGATTTAGATGGTGTTGATGGTGGTGTGGTGGATGTTAGAAAGTGGTTGCGTACTTACAGTCATTGTGAGTTACAATACTATTGGAATTACGGAATGAACTGTATTTCAGGAAGTTTTGTCGATCCTAGACTACGGAGCTGTGCGCTAGGTCGGCAATACTTTTTTAATTTGAGGAAAACACTATGCCAGTATTATACGGATCTATCATCCGACATTTGCTCACCGCTGTAGCAGGTGCGTTGGTTGGCGTGGGAGTAAGCGAGCCAGCAGCAGCAGATTTTACACAAGCTGCGGAGCCTGTAGTTGGTGGTATTTTGCTTTACGCTATTGGGCAAGTTTGGTCTATCTTTGATAAGACTAAAAAGTAGTCCTTCCTACTCTGCGCCTGGTTATTTTACTACTTGAGTATTTACTTATATCTTTATCGCTTAGGTTTTTGAGATGTTTTCTAACTTTCTCAGCGAAGCCTGTGCCGCCGTACAGTATGTTACTTATCCAGGTGAGGTTATGAGGACGATTATCCTGGCAGAACAAAAACCAATTGCAATTGTATGAGTACGGCTGTTTCTTCCTTATTTTGCCTGTGCGCTTTTCTTCTTCTGCGTCTATATAATCATACACCGCCCGATTAACTACAGCTAACCAAAGTAAAAACTCAGGTTGCTTTCGAGTCGGTTGATACATTTCTATTATTTCGTGCATTTTAGCCAATCCTCTAAGTACATAGTAACCATCCAGGGCTTTTTATTTCGCCTATGTACTACGATTGGCGTTTTATCGTGGCAGTCGTTAAGACTTTGATCCATTGCCTTGTCGATGTTTAACCTTTCTACTCGTTTAACCTCTATATGGTAATTAGATAACTCATCACAAATTACATCGGAGTCACCTGCCTTACCGCAAAACTGCTGTGTTCTTCTTGCTGTGTAGCCGTATTCTTTTAGCTTATTAGCTAACTCTCTTTCCCCTGCTGCTCCTTTAGCTCGGCTATTTGTCACTTAGTAATAAACCTTATCTGTATTGGCTACTGACCACTTCTCGCAAGTCTCTGCTGAATGGATTCCCTCCATTGTAGTGTAACCTTTTGATTTTGCGCCAGGGCTATTTCCGATGTAGTAGGCATCCTTAAAAGCGAGTCTATTGGTCGGCAGAGCGCAAACTTGCCCGTTAGCAAGCAAGCAGACATGGGCACACTTGTTTTGCTCAGGTTCGAGCAGGACACCTGACTCAGTATGAGAATCAGGTAGCCAGTCCACCGTAAACCAGTACGAAGCTGACATTTCTGTTTTGTCTTTGAGTATTGCATTGCACTCGTAGTCTCGCAGGAAGTCAAAGACTGTAACAACAGGTTTATTTGAGAAGCAGTCCCAGAGTTGTAGCATCTCTAGCTCTAGCTCTGTCTCATCGTTTGGTGTGTCGTGCCAAAGGTAATTTATGGGTATTTGCCTAAAATGAGCTCCAGATTGCATTAGAACGTGAAACTGTAGGCATCTCCCCCGAAACGACTGAACAGCAAAAGCATATCCCTCTTCTACTCCGTCGGTGTTATCGGTTAAGTAGGGGCTAAATATCTTAATTTTAAGCGGTGGAATGTTTGCGTTCATTTGCGATACCTTGATCGTGATTTAATTCCAGAAATTGTCCTGCACCAAGATGGTTTAGCTGGCATAAAGCAAATTGCAGATCCTTCTCTAGCCCAATAAAGGGATCGCCACTTGAAAAAAGATTTTGACCAACACCTAGTATTATCCAATAACCTTATCATCTACTCACCATAATAAGACCTAGAACCAGACTCAGACCTAAACTGATACAGGTGCCTAGACCTAGAGGAAAACCAAGAACAAATCGTCGACCAAAACCAAACCCTAGATTGCGACTGAACCCGTGAGCAAAACCACGGTGCTGACCCAGACCAAAACCATGAACCATACCAAGAAAAATTTTTGAAAACGCTAATTGCTTTAATCATTTACTCACCATAATAAGACCAAGACCAACTAAACCTAGACCCAGCATAAAATGTAACTATTTTAATCATTTAGTTTTTCTTGGCAGTTCATGTTTCCAATAATATGCGTCAACAATCGAATCGGTATTTACAACCACATCTACCGTGACGACTTCAACCTCCGATAGCGAGCCAGTTTCGATACACTCACCAAACCTACCAGTATCAGCAATCCAAGCAGCGTCTCCTAGCACCAAAAACTTACCCTTAATTGCTTTTATTCTGCCTGTCACAGCAAAAGTCACAGTTCTGATAAGCCATGTTTGACCCACCTCGAACGGCAATTCTACTGCTGAATTACCGAATAACTCTTTCATGTCTTTTAATGTTATTTCCATTCTTTCTCCTTTATCTCTTTTATTTCTTTATCCCAATACTCTTGAGCTTCTTTAAGCCCTTCCTCTAGCTCTGTAACATCACAGTTAGCTAGAAAGTCGGTCAGCCTGTCCACAAAGGTTTGAATATCGTCGGTCACTTTACACCCATGTTTTTTCCCTTATGTTTTCTATTTCATATTTTGCTGCCAATAAGGCTCCAAGCAATTATGTCTGCGCATCTGTTATCGAATTCTCTAAATGTCATGTTGTCTCCTTTGTTTGTTTGTTTGTTAAAAAATTGAACCGTACTTTTCAACTTGACGCAGTGTTATTTCTCCTTTTTAGCTATTAGATAACCGTTTATAAAAGCAGACTCCTCTATAAAGGCTAGCGGGTAAGTGCTTCCCCGTTGTTTTACCCAAGCGGCCGCAATTTCCTGAACTTCAGACCCGTGAGAGTGTAAATCGGCAAGTCTAAGTCTCTCTTCCTGCGCCTTAGCTCGATAACCTGCTTTATATGCTCTTTCTAGCTCCATCTGTTGGCAACCTAAACCTTCATTTAGAATCGCTATATCAATACCGCTAGCATAAATTTCAGCAATTTTATCGAGATTCTTCGCTTCTTCCCAATTCCACCTATCCGACTCGCTTACCTCGTCTATGTAGCGGTATATTCCGTCCCTACATTTAACTATTTCGGCATATTGTTCAGTGGTAGAAAATGGATAGTTAGTTATAGCCCCAGAAATAATTTCCCCGGTCACTACATTAACAATCGTTTTGTTTTCACTCATTTTATTCCCCTATTCTATAAATAATCTTGTCTTCATAAGTGAGGTGCTTGCATACCTCATCTGATGTCATTTTATCTTTTTCTTTGTATAATTGTTCTAAACAAAAATTGATCAGATCTATTGCTTCTCCTGGTATTTTGCCCCTCGGTTGCAATTCCCCTTCTGTAAAGTCTTTCACTTGACCCCCATATTTAACTTACTAACCAAAGTGACACCTTCAACCTCTGCGCCAGCTTTTAGGTCATCTAGTAACAGCTTCTTGTTAGGCTCTACAGTAACTTTTGTTCGCTGATAGGCTTCAGGCAAACTCTCTGCCTCTACTGATACCTGAACAGATTGTGAAGCTCTCCAGGTTATCTTGTGGCGACTAGACTCGTACTGCTCTCGCTCATCCATCTGCCCCTGGAGATACCCTAGCAAGCTCTCTGCTCTTTTTTCATAGCTTTTAGACCTATCGGCTAAGGTTTTAGCCTCTGCCTTAATGCCTTCAGCCATGAAGCGCAGGTGCTTTATATAGCTAAGAACAGCCTCGATTTTGTCCTTTCGCTCTACTGCCAAGGCTTCCCAGGTGTCAGCTAAAGTTTGCTCGTCTAACTCTTCTGATAGCTCCTCTAGTGCTAACAGCTCTTTGTTTATCTCGTAAAGTGTTGCCATATGTTTCTCCTTTGTTTGCTAAAATGGGATGCTGTCATCGTCAAAATCAGGTTTTTGAAACTTTTCTCTTTGAAAGTCTCGCTCATCTTGCTTAACCCCGTTGCTAGCATCTGCATTACCGTCAACTGTAGCTCCGTGAGCTAGTGCCTCTCTTATAAGCTCCTGAAGAATCTGCAAGTCGTTAGTAAAAAATGTTTTACTTTCCTTCCATTGCTCCGTTTGTTTGTCCTTGTAGCTCTTTCTGATTGTGTATTGTGCGCCTGTATTACCCTCCCAGACTGCTACATCTATTCCTTTGCTTCTTGCCGAATAAATAGGTTTTCTACTCATAATTCCCTCAATAAGTGTTGACTATAATTGGTGGTAATATTACATAATAGATGCTATGGATACAACAGAAAAAGAAGAATTTTTAACGACAAAAGAGTTAGCAGACCGCTTAAAGGTTCACGTTCAAACAATAGAGCGTTTACTTAAAGCAGGAATGCCAGTCATCCGAATCGGAGGACAGAAGGGTGCTAGACGTTTTGTTTTAAGTGAAGTTTTACAATTTTTGGAGAATAAATATGGAAGAAAGCCCGTGGAGTAACATTTACGTCATCATGACCAAAGACCTATTTTACGACAAAAGCATTACATTGTCGGAAAAGGTTTTCCTAGCCTACGTTCGTGGTTTTGAGTTGAACGGCAAGAGGTGTTTTGCCAGCTCGGAGCACGTTGCAGAATTGTTCGCAATGGAGCCAGGATTTGTCAGAAAGATCCGTAACAGTCTAGTTAAAAAAGGAAAGCTGGTAAAAAGAGATGAGGATGGTTTGGCATATTATGAGACTATATATGAGGCGTGTCTAAAAGACACGGAGGTGTATCAAAATGATACAGAGGCCGTGTCTAAAAGACACGGGGGGCGTGTCAAAAAGACACAGGGGGTGTGTCTAAAAGACACGGAGGGTGTGTCTAAAAGACACGCATATAATAAAGATATAGATCTAGTAGATAATAAAGTGGATAAAAAAGTGTATAAGCACCCCACACCTACACACCCTGATCCAGATATAAATAAGCATTTGAAAAACGCTTTCATGGAGCCGACTGGAAATTTGGAATGGGAAAGGTCAAACGCCTACCTCATTGCTGGTCGTCGTCCTCTTCAGAAGTACCCTCTCATCATGCTTTCAAATCAAGAGCTGATTTCTATGCTTGAAGAGCTAAAAAAATACGGGCTTAGTCCAAAAGATGTGCTTGTGCCTCTTCAGCAGAGAATTGAGCAGAAAGCGGTGGAGGGTAAAAACTTCCTACTCATTTCAGGCTATCAATATTTTGGCTATGTGCTTAATGAAGTGTTGGAGACAGAAATAAAAACGGAAAGATTAAAAAAGGTGACTCAACATGAAATTTAGAAAGCCAGATTTATCCAGTCTTCACGAGATGTTAAAGCAATATAGGCCGGATTTACCGACAGCTAGTCAGTATTTTGAAATAGCACAGGCCAAGAATCACGACCTAGAGGAATCAGAGAGACTAACAGGTAGTTTTAAGGGCGTTACTGAGGATGGAACCGTGTTCCAGGTGGATATTTGGTATCAAGACGGGGTTCAGCATCGAAAAAAGACAAAACTATGTGATTATGACACTCTCAGAGCCGAAACTGCTTCAAGTGCGCCACGGGGAAGACGAGATCGCTTCTCAGAAGCCTTCTAGCTTGCTCATATTTAGCTTTTAAGAAGAAAGATAGGGGTTTGCCTACCCTAGACCATAAAAAGCCCTTAAAATTGATTCTACGACTTCTTAGCTTTTAAGAGTTTTCATTGTGAAGAGTCAGAAGTTTTGATATACTAAGGGTAGGGCAATCGTCCACTTCATGTGTTCGTGTTGTCTCCTTTGTTGGATCGCCTCTTCATCGACTTCGCACGTTGGGGAGGTGATTTTTTTTATAAAAAAAGGGGTAGCTTTCGCCACTTCTCCCCGGCTTACTCTCCGAAAAGCCCGTCCATGTGATCCTGGAGCCAATAGAATGCCTCTAATTGACCAAGTTCAAACTCGGAAAGTTTCTCTCGACTACCTTTTAGCTTCTTTTCTACTGCCAAAAGAAAGTCTTCAAAGTAGTGACGGACACTCATTGCACCTTGCTTAAATGCTTCGGCGTAGTCATCTCTATTCTGTGGTGCTCGACGAAAAGGTGTGTAATGTAAAGCAAATTCTGCCGCATCCTTAACTATTTGATTTTCCATTGAAAAGTTTCTCCTCTAATCTTTTAATCTCGTCTTCAATTATTTCTTCTAACACCGCCTGGATGCTCATATCGCAAGCTAAAGCCTCAGTTTTAAGCCATCTAAGATGTTTAGCTTTTAATCGTGTTGAGAATACTTCTAACTCTTCACCGTCTCCAATTGGCAACATGGGTTTTCTTTTACGCATCTGTATAAGCCTCCTCATCTATAAATTTTGTTAGTTTTTCTAGCCTGATCGGGCTTTTCCAAAGATTTTCACTAATCCTTTTAGCATTTGAAGCGAGTAAATAGGTCTCACAAGCCTCTTTATTTTCTGCCGGACAATCGTTTAGATTGTAGTAAGTCGTAACCGCCTTTGGCTTTTTAACTGTAGCAGGTTTTGCTACAGGTGCTTGACTAGCCACGTTTCCATCATCGTCTTCCGGTGCTATTCCCATAGCCGACATGAGACTGTACCGCCTACAATAGGTAAGAGCAGAGCCGTACCCTTGAGCATCTCTTTTCGTTACCGGAATAGTTAGTTCACCAAAGTAAAGCCTCTCCCCGGTCGTGTAGAGTAGCTCGGTGACTATCGTTACGAAACCCTCCTCCGATGGCTTAGGCATCTGAATAAGAGCAAAGCCTTGTTCGTGTAGTGAGTCTATTACCGCCTCAATACAAGCCCCCAAATCAGCGTATTTGCTTTTAAAATGGGGATTTGTGCTAGTCTTTAGTGCTTTTCCAAAGCCTTTTTGCGCTAGTACAAAAGCCTCATGAATTGTCTTTTCTTTGTGTGTTTCTTCTTTTTTTGTCATGTTTTTCCTCTATTTGTTTTTTTAATTGTAAAACCTTTTTTGCATATGCTTTCCCTGCCTTACTCCAGTGTTTTCCAGAGTTGTACACAGCTAGGGCTTTTTCTATGCTTTTTAACCTTGTGATCTCTTCTCTCAATATCTGCGCTCCGCAAGCTAGATTAAGCGATACATCCCAAAGCTGATCAGGATGTAATCCGCATCTTTTGGCGTTGAACGGCATTACTTGAGTGAGTCCCCTAGCCCCTTTTTGGCTTTCTGCTTTCGTCCTGAAACTGCTTTCAGTCTCGACTAGAGCCAGTAGCAAGCTAGGGGAGAGTTTGTTTTTTTGGGCTACCCTGTAAGCCTCCGAAACTATTAAAGCCTTAGAGGTTGTCACGGGTAACCCGTAAAAACGTTTTATGTGATAGATCGCGCTGTCGGTGTTACAACCAATTACCAATAATGCGATCCAGATCAGTTTCATCTTCTAGCCACAACCTTGACAGGATCGTTGCCTAGAATTTGAGTTTGCACACCTATCCAGCACGTAACAGCACCAACGATCATAAAGATGTGTAAGACTGTTACGACTAAAGCCGATACGCTAAAAAGGTCTGCTTTTATTTTGCTTAATACGTTCATTTGTTCCCCTTATTTTAGATCCAAAGTCGGTTGTTCACACTGAACAAAGTAGCATTTTAGCGGTACGGCATTATGCTTGTTCATTGCGCTACTTTCTTGGCGTTCATCGACTCGGTAGAGTCCAGCTTTCGCGCCTAGCTCAAAGCCTGAACATGCTGAGAGTGTAAGCGTTAAGTAAAGCCCTATGCCTAAAGCAATTGTATAGACTAGATGCGTTATAAAAACGTCCATCCGGTCTGCTATATTGTTTAGTTTTTCATGGTTCATTATGTTTTTCTCCTTTGTTTTTACACGTTTACGACCCATAACAAGCGATCAATAGACTCCAGTTGCCTGGAGTCCGTTGATCTCTCGGTTAGATCATACTGATACTTGAGCAGATTCAAGCCTTGCCTTCTCTGCTTTTAGCTCAGCGACATAATACTGGTGAAACCGTTCTTTATAATCGCAACCTCTAAAGGCTACTGGAACAAAATCCCATATCTCGCCCCAAGTAGTACGCCATTCGGAGTTACAGTGTTTGCAAGCTATGACTGGAACGACTAGACCGCCATGAACCTTTAGATATTTGATATAAGCTGGTTGTCTGTAACCGTTAAAGCCTAGTTTCACCTCTCCATAATCCTGGTCTTGTGTTTTCATTCCGTGATAACAAGGAACAGTCACTTGCAATCCACTTGAATCATCTCTAAGGAAAATGCGTCCAGGCTCACAATCAGATAGATCAAAGTCCTTATCCTTATCATACAACCAGATCCCCTCGTTGATATGGCTTTGATAATGTCCGGGCTCTATACCGTCTTCGCTGTAAATCGGACAACGGAACCGCAAGCCTTCCGGATGTGCCGGATCTACGTTGCCCGATAGAGCTCCGACTTTATGCCGGTCTTCATAACGCAAGTAGTACATTGTTTCACAAGTGCCTATCTTGATCTGATCGTTTTTATATTTTGCATACTCTCCCATGGTGTTTTCTCCTTTTGTTTATTGTTTACTTTTGTAGACTACCCTACCACCTCTAAAGTACATCGGTTGGTGGTAGAATAGTCTTTAGACGTTTGATCTCTTAAAAAGGGTTACTCCAGTTAAAAGCCTGATCATCTGATACAAGCCCATCTTGGTTTAGTGCGTCTACATAGTCGTTAAAGGCTTCTCGTTTGGCTATAGAATCACCTTTTAGCGTAGGATCGTGCTTTACTGCTTCTGTCCATAGCTCTTTGAATTGCTCTAATACTTGTTGTTTTGTTGTTTTCATTGTGTTTTCTCCTTTGTTATGTACCCATAAGTGAGTACAGCAAGCGAGACTGTCACTACTCGCCCGCTGTAATTACTTGTTACGCTACTTTTTGATATATTTTGAGATAGCTTTCACCGATGTAATAATGACAGTGTTTTCCATCATCGGCCTGTAGCTCAACCTCTGCACCTAGTGGGAAAGTATCGATGACTTTATATTGACCGCCTGCAAGCTCAACGGTGTCGCCAACGTTGGGCCAACTTATATGATAGCCGAAAATCGCTTCAACTGCATATTCATCGCTGTCTAGATCTACATTATTCAATGAGACTGGTTCGATGTAATACGGCAATCCGTACTCTATAGTGCCAAACGATTGTATATCATACATCGATAGATGATAGGATTCGAGATACTCTTCGAAGCCTTCAATCCTATGAGCGTTATCTATAGCTATGGCTAGCCGTTTGCCTGTCTTAAAATAATTGCGCATATGTATCTCCTGTTGTTATGTACTCCTAAGCGAATACAGGTCAGGGCTAGCGTGTAGCCCTGTACTGTAATTACTCATGGTCGTTAATTAGACTGCTACACTTATCACAATGAACACCCCCATCCACCATCGACATATCAAGGACGGTCAGGGGTTCTTTGGCATCATCATACCATCCGAATTTAATGGCGTAGGCATAATCGTTGAGGAGTCGCCTCACGCAATTAGAACAAACGCAAGCGGCGTTCGGTGTTACTAGCATCTTAGAATACATCGATGGGGCTGATACTGTTTTAATTGCTTTCCAAGCAGTCTCTCTCTTATGGTTCATAGTGTCTCCTTTGTTATTAACTTACCCCTATTCTACATGTAAGAATGTTTGCTTGCAAGTATAGTTTCGTAAAAAAGGTAAAAAAAGTTAAGTATTTTATAAGTGATTGATTCTATGCAAGAATACTTACAGATGGGTAAATGCATAAAGTAGTAGGGCGAAGAGATTTACAGGAGAGGAATGGAGAGAGGAGAGAAGCGGAGAGAGGGGTACAAATGGGGCGTAGAAGGCTTTAATCATGCACAGGCATATCCCAAGGGGAACCTTTACCACGCGGTAAGACAATTACGGGATGAGACAATAGCAGGGATGGCGCGGAGCTTTGGCGTCTCAGCTAAGGCTTGGACGTACCGTGAGAGGGTCAAACGGATGTACAGAGTAGCAGAGATCATGGCTCTCTATGAAGCTAGCGACCTAAGCCCGGAACAATTCATGAAATTATTGAGTAAGATAGCCTAGTTACGTGGATAGCTTAATAGTTTTTAGGTACTAGTAAACTATATATGTATAACAATATCGCATACTTAGAATCCACAGCTGAGTTTTTCGATATATATACGAATTTGAAAAAAGAAAAAGTACCGGTTACATATATATCTCTTCACACATAAAAAAATCGTATATTTCATCACACATAAAGAAATGCGAATTAGGAGCGTAAGCTATGAAGGATGAAACGGATTTAAAACCAGAAGTTGTATCTGAGGAAGGCGTAAAAATTTCGGAGCCAGAAATAGTGTTGGATCGCACTACACAGAATAAGATGGTATCCAAGCACGAGAAGAATCCTGTATGGGCGGAGCAGATACGGAATATGGGCAGGATAGGGTTAAGTAAGAGTAATATAAGGACAGCATTTGGGTTACGGGAGCATTTACTGAATAAGTATTATTTGGAGGATTATTTAGCTGGAGTAGCTGAGATGCAGCGAGGGTTAGCGACGAAGGCTATAGAGGAGGCTATGAATGGTAATACTCCTATATTGCTTCATTTGCTAAAGACTAAGTTAGGTTGGAGTGAGCAACAGATTATTGAGCATGTAGGCGAGATAAAGGCAGTTGTATCTGCGAAACCATTAACTAAAGATGAGTTTGTTCAGAAGTATTTGACTGAGGACGAAGAAAGTTAGGTTTCCCCACTTGTAAAAGGGGGGATTAAGGGGGGTTAGTTTCTACGCTGTATGCGTACTAGAATATAAATATATTAGATTTATAGGAAACGTAAGAAGGGGGGGAAAGAAGGTAATGTTTGGGTGGGGTTCTTAGGGGAGGGTAACCCTCTCAAAACACCGTGTCAATACCCTAATTTCATTATTTTACAAATGCGGTATAAATACAACAAGCCTGTATGGAGGTATTTTAAGTGTCCTAACTGTTTAGAATACAAGTTTGCTTATACGAGTTTGTTGCGGATCGAATGTGGTATGGTTAAATGTAATTATATCTGTCATGTTAGGCGTAACGCTATTACTAGAGCAGAGTATGAAAAAAGACACGGTGTTAATATCCATGATGACACAACTGAGATGTCCTGAGTGTGGGCATATTAGTTTAGAGAAGGATGAGGTTAGTTTCTTCTGCCAAAATCCTAAGTGTAAGGTAGATCGTATTGTTGGTAGTAATTTAGTTGTTATAGCGAAATGACTGATTACGAAAGTGAAAGCATTGATCAGCATATTGTTTGGGCACCACAGGAAGGCCCACAAACTATGCTTATTGATTGTCCTATTACTTTGGTAGGCTATGGTGGCGCACGAGGCGGTGGAAAGACTGACGGGGTATTAGGTAAGTTTGCTATTAAACAAGAACAGTTAGGTAAAGACTTTAATGCTATATTCTTTCGTAAAGAATTACCCCAGGCAGATGATTTAATAGAAAGAGCTAAACAGATATATTTACCTCTTAAAGCTCATTGGCAAGACCAGAAGAAGCAATTTACCTTTCTTAATGGCGGTAGACTTAGGTTTAGACCATTAGCTAATGATAGTGATGCTGAGAAGTATCAAGGACAAAATTTATCTGATTGTGCCATCGAGGAGGCTGGTAACTACGCTGACCCTAGCTGTATTTGGAAGCTGTTTGGTGCTTTGCGAGGAAGAGGTGGAGGGCAAATTATACTTACTTTTAACCCTGGTGGTGTAGGGCATCACTGGCTAAAAGAGATGTTTATAAAGCCTGCTCCTAAAGGTAAAAAGGTACTTAAAAAGCAGTTAGGCAATGGAAAGCATTTTGATTACATATATTTGCCCAGTAGAGTACACGACAATCAGATTCTATTAGCTAAAGACCCTGAATACGTTGATAGATTACATATGGTAGGTAGTCCAGAGCTTGTAAGAGCCTGGCTAGAAGGAGACTTTGAAATACATGAAGGTAGTTACTTTCCTGAGTTTAGCTCTAAACATATCGTTAGTCCTTTTAATGTGCCTCAACACTGGCCCCGATATTTGGGGTACGATTGGGGCTATAGGAGTCCTTTTGCTGCTGTTTGGGGTGCTGTTAGTAGTGGAGTGGATGACGCTGGTAACGAGGTGCCGTATCCTAAAGGAGCAATTGTCATATATCGAGAAATGCATGGTAAGGGAGTTGACAACCAACAACAAGCAGACAGAATCGCTAGCGTCTCAGTCGGAGAAAATCTGGTTGCAGTAGCCGATCCATCCATATTTAGTCATGATGGTGGGCCTAGTATTAACGATCAATTCAATACGGTTTTTGGTAAATATAAACATCCTAGCTTCAAAGCCGCTGATAATGACCGTATCTCAGGTTGGGCGCAGATACGCCAAAGGTTGGTAGGTAAGCCTCCTTTGCTTTATATATTTGCTACTTGTCCTTATTTGCTAGAAACACTGCCTTCCCTGGCTATTGATAAAAGAAGACCTGAAGATGCTGATACAACAGGGCCAGACCATGCCTGTTTAACTGGCGATACTAAAGTTGTAACTAAATACGGGGTTTTACCTATAAAACAATTAGATGGCGTAAAGACTTATGTATTAAGCCATGACGGGGAATATCACCTAGCTTTTGGCTCTATAACTAATAAACGAGCTGCAATTGTTACATTAACCTTTGAAGATGGCTCTTCTGTAGAGTGTACTCCCGACCACAAGTTTATGATGGCTGATGGTACCTTTAAAGAAACTATTTCTTTAAGATATGATGATCTGATACGTTGCGTATCATATGAAGGTCAAGATAATCTCAGAGACGATTCAAGAGTTCGACGGTCAGCGATATTACCGTTGTGGGAATTATTTCAGTCGGCAATCAGACAAAACCATTGGCTCAACAAGATTGCACAGAGCTGTTTGGGAATACCATTACGGAGCAATACCCAAGGGAAAACATATACACCACAAGGACAACAACAGGAGCAACAATCAGCTAAAGAACCTGGAAATGTTGGATTGTTCAGAACATTTAAGCCGCCACATGACCAAAGAAAGAAAAGAATTGGCTGCAAAAAATCTTGTAAAACATGCTGTGCCAAAAGCACGTTACTGGCACAAATCACTTCAAGGACGAGAATGGCACTCAGAACATGCAAAAAGAGTTGCCAAAAATATGCCTATGGTGACGCTGGTATGCCAGTTTTGCCAAACAGAGTATCAGACAAAACTCAACATGAAGAACAAAAGCAAGTATTGCCACCAAAACTGCAAAATGGCAGCACGACGAAGAAGATTAAATCCATCACTTATTCCCAAACCCAAAAAGAAGTGTATTGCCTAAATGTTCCAGATACGAGTACATTCGTACTAGGCAACGGCATTGTATCCCATAACTGTGATGCCTTACGCTATTTGTGCAAAGCTCGACTAATAGATGCTAAATGGACACAACCAGAAGCGGCTAGGCAACCAGGTGTAATTGTTTTAGCTGATTATGTAAACAAAGTACGTCGGAAACAAAAACAGGC